GGAGAATACTCCAGAGACAGTTGCAGCACCAGTAGAGGCAGCAGCAGTTGAAGCTGCTCGTCCAACTGTTGTGACAGCAACTACATTCGTGCGCGAGCGCGTAGCACCAATTACATCAGCGCAATACCTAGAAGCAAACATCAAGGCAGCACTCGGAGACGATGAAGCTCGCCGCATAGTTCGTGCAGCAGATGATTCCAGCACAACAAACACTGGTCTTACATTGCCACAGCACCTCAATACATTCATCACTGATACATTCACAGGTCGTCCAGCATTTAATGCTGCGACTCGCGGAGCATTGGTTGATTCTGGACTTTCATTCACAGTCCCTCGCATGTACACCAATGCATCAACTTCACCAAATACTGCGCCAACAGTTGCAGACACAAATGAAGGAATTGCACCATCTGAAACAGGCATGACTTCTGCTTATGACACAGTGGTTATCAACAAGTTTAGTGGACTTCAGCGTGTAAGTTTCGAGCTCATTGATCGTTCTTCTCCTGCGTTCATGGAACTCGTAATGGCAGAACTTCGCAAGGCATACGAAAAGGCAACAGACGCTGCACTTATCTCTGCTCTATCAACAAGCGGAAAGCAAGATGATGGACGCGCTCTATCAGCAGCAGCTCTCCAGTCATTCATCTCTGTGAACGCTGCAAAGATTTACGGCAACACAGGTGGAGATTACGCATCAGCACTTGTAACATCACCTTCACAGTGGGGTCAGATTATGTCTTACGCTGACACAACAGGTCGTGCGCTTTACAACGCTGCATCACCAATGAACCAGTCAGGCTCAACTCGTCCAACTTCAGTTGTTGGCGATGTGCTTGGTACAAACCTCATTGTCGATCACAACATCACAACAGGAACTGGCGATGATTCAATGTTCTTGGTTGCACCTTCATCAGTTTACACATGGGAATCACCAACAACTCAGCTTCGTGTAAATGTCCTTACATCTGGTGAGGTTGAAATTAACCTTTACGGATACCTTGCAATTTATGTTGCTAAGGATGGCGGCGGAGTTTACCGCTATAACTACCAAGCTTAATCAGCTTGAACTAAGTCGCTCTAGGGGGTCAGTAGCCCTCTGACTCCCTAGAGTCTTTAGAAAGGAAATCATGGCATTAACTACAGTCGCAGAACTCCGTAGCACTCTCGGAGTCGGTACGCTGTACGCTGACGCCACCCTTCAGGAAGTGTGTGACGCATCTGATGCAGTCCTACTTCCAATGCTATGGAAACCTCAGTGGTTCGCAGTAGCACATAGCAACATTGTAAGCGCAGGCACACTTTACTTTGACATTCCTGTTACAGACATCTTCTATGTTGGACAGACAGTAACAATCGCTAATTCAGGTACTAAATACAATGGATCTAAGACGATCACAGCAGTCGGAGAATACTCGTTCGACATAGCAACTACTCACACAGTTGCACAGCCTAAGCATCCTATTGAGCCATTTGGCACAGTAACAGGTGAGACTTATACAGACTGGACAACTGATACAGCAGTCCAGAACGCAGCTTTGATGATCGCTGTTGAGATCTGGCAAGCAAGAACCGCGACACTCTCAGGTTCTAATGCAGTCGATTTCCAGCCCTCACCTTATCGAATGAGCGCACAGCTAATCGCTAAGGTAAGAGGATTGATCGCGCATGCACTTGCGCCTACATCGATGGTGGGCTGATGCCTCCAGTAGCAATAACAACTCTTCGCACCACTTTAGCAACTGCTCTAGTAGATAACTCTAAGTGGCAGACTTTTGCTTTCCCTCCTGCAACAGTTCTTGCTAACTCTGTAATTGTTACTCCAGCAGATCCTTACATAACGCCTAACAACAACAGCCAGATCACAGTAAGTCCTATGGCTAACTTTCGGCTGATCATAACGACCGCTTTATTCGATAACGAGGGTAACCTCAATGGGATTGAAGATTTTGTCTGTGGCGTGTTCGCTAAGTTAGCAGCATCATCTCTGGTCTATAATGTAGGAGCAGTAAGCGCACCTAGTGTTCTCAACGCGGCAAGCGGAGACTTGCTCAGCTGCGAGATGTCAGTATCAATCCTAACGAGTTGGAGTTAAGTATGTCCGATTGGGAAAAAGAAAACGCAGCCTTTCTCGAAAAGATCGGGCAAGTTGCGCCAGCACAAGCACCAACACCAAAGCCAGTAACTAAGAAAGAAGAGGAATAATCCGATGGCAGTTTATTTAGCAAATACTGGAGTTCTAACTGTTAATGCGGTAGATCTCTCAACATTAGTTACATCAGTAACTATCAATCGCGCAGCAGATGAGCTCGAAGTCACCGCACTTGGAGATCTGGGGCATCGTTTTATCAAGGGCCTAGAAGCTTCAAGCATCAGCATCGACTTTATCAATGACTCTGCGACATCTAAGACACTTCAGACACTTAATGGTCAATGGGGTAACAATGTTACAGTTACATTTAAGCAGACATCTGATGCTGTTTCAGCAACAAATCCTCTATACACAATGACTTGCTTGATCAACAACATCACACCTGTAAATGGTACTGTTGCAGATCTTTCAACTCAGTCTGTAACATGGAATGTGTCTGGCACAATCGCAATAACAACTTCGTAAGAAACTAACTAAGGGGCTAATCATGGCAAAACTAAAGATCGTTCGTACAGATGGAAGCGTGTTAGAAGGCGAGATTACTCCAGCAGTGGAGTACGCGTTCGAGCAGTACGCTAAAAAGGGATTCCACAAAGCCTTCAGAGATGAAGAGAAGCAATCGGATGTTTATTGGTTGGCATGGGAGGTCACTCGCAGGTCAGGTGAGACTGTTAAGCCTTATGGAATGGAGTTCATCGAGACACTTAAATCTGTCTCGGTTGAAGATTCAGACCCTTTGTCTTAAAGCGCGATCTGCCATTCACCTATCTAATCGCTAGGCTAAGCATTAGGTTGGGGATCGCGCCACAGCAACTATTGGAATTAGATAAGACCATGCTAGATGCTCTAGTTCAAGGTCTAAAGGATGAAGCGAAAGAGGTGAGCGATGCGAGTAAAAGTAGAAGGCGTTAAACAAACTCGCAAGGCTATTCGCCAGTTCGCTCCAGACTTAAACAAAGAATTGAACTCAGAACTTAGAGCTGCACTTGCTCCTATTGCCAAGAAGGCTAGGGGCTTTGTGCCTTCCGATTCTCCTATGTCTGGATGGGCTGGTCGCTCATTCTCAGAAGCAAAGTTTCCTATCTTTAATGCTAGAACTATCCGCTCTGGCATTGGCTTTACAACAAAGGCAGGCAGAACAACTAAATCTGGCTTTACTTCTAACGCCACTATCTTCAACAAGTCCGTTGCAGGTGCAATCTATGAAACAGCAGGACGCACTAACCGAGAAGGACAGCCGTGGGTAGGGCCTAAAGCAGGTGGCACATCTAAAAAAGTAAGTCGCTCCGTCAATCCTAATGCAGGCGCAAAGTTTATAGAAAGATTGCCACCACTGCACAAGAGTCAAAAGGGTCTAGGTCGCTTAATCCTTAAAGCGTGGGCGCAGGATCAAGGCAAGGCTTATGGCGCAGCACTTAAAGCCATTGACAAGTCAGAGCGCAAGTTCTATGACAGATCTAAAACTACTACCTTCAGTAAGGCTGTCTAATGGCTATTGACATTAACATTGGTTCCAAGCTAGATGGCAAGGGATTTAAGCAAGCCGACACGGCAATCAATAAGTTAAACAAAGGCACAAAGAACCTTGCTCGAAACTTTGGTCTAGCCTTTGGCACAGCGGCAGTCCTTGCTTATGGTCGTGCTGCTGCTAAGGCTTTTGCAGAAGATGACAAAGCAGCGACATCACTGGCTACAACTCTCAAGAATCTAGGTCTTGCTTTTGGCTCAAACATTGGCACAGTCAATGGATACATCTCACGCCTAGAGCAACAGACAGGCGTTCTCGATGATGAGCTCCGTCCTGCAATGGATCGCTTGCTTCGCGCAACTGGCGATGTTACCAAGTCTCAGGAATTATTAGGGCTTGCATTAGACATCGCAGCTGGTACAGGCAAGAGCGTTACTCAGGTTTCACAAAGTCTCCAGAAGGCTTATCTAGGACAGAATCAGGCTTTAGGTCGCTTAGGTGTAGGACTTAGCAAGGCAGAACTAGAATCCTCATCTTTCGAGCAGATCCAAGATCGCCTCAATGTTCTGTTTGCAGGTCAGGCAACAGCGGCAGCAGACAGTTATGCAGGTTCATTAGGCAGACTGGCTGTTGCAAGTAACAACGCTAAAGAGACTATTGGTAAAGGTCTATTCGATGCACTAAAGACTGTATCTGGATCATCTTCAACAGACGAGTTTATTGCCAAGATTGATCGAGCTGCTGAGTCGATTGCTAACTTCCTTCGCGAAACAGGCGAGTTTATTCGCATCACAAAAGACATCTTCAAGTTCGAGTTATTCGCTAAAGACCCTAATGCCTTTAAGGGCATGGGCAATGTTTCGCTTAGCAAATCTTCACAGGACACACAGAAGGCAGATGCCATTGCCAAGAAGAACGCCACGACAATTACAAAACTCACTAAAGAGCAAGCTGCTAATCAAGCCAAGATCCTTAAAGATAAAAAACTAGCAGCAGCGATTGACAAGGCTAACCTTGCCCTTAATAAGGGTGGCGAGATCTTTGACATGGACAAGATCCAGATTGCAGCGGCTCTGACTAATCAGGCTGAGCAACTAGGCAAGGCAACTAGCAGCGCACAGGTCTTACAGATCGCTAATGACATTGCTCGCTTAAATGTAAAGAAGTCGATCCTTGCACTAGAAGATGCGATTGCTTCTAAGGATGAAGCAGCCATTGTTGCTGCCACCAATAAACTTAATGCAGATCTTAAAGTCTTAGGCGCGTTAGGCATGCAGAACCTTAAACTCCTAGACATTAAGTCATTGCTCGAATCGCTATTGCCTAAGGATCTGATCAACCTTGCTAACCTTAATGAAGCCTTGCGCTTGCTTGGACTTATTAACCTTGCTGCTACTGGGTCTAAGACAACTCCAGCAGGTAAGCCAACTACAGCACCAAGCACAATAGGTCTAACTCCAGCAACAACTATTGCTGAGACTAATGCCAATGTTGCTGCACTTGGTGGCGTAGTAACTCAGATCCAGCCTAACCTTAGAGAATACACTCCAGACACAGGAATGATCTCTGGTCGCAGCCCTAATGGTCGCGAATACAACTACAGCGTTACTGTCAATACA